ATGGAGCCATTAGAGAAAGTATATATATGCTCACTCTTGTTATGACTATCCAGGCTATAGATACCCATCTCTTTTAATATCTCTATAAAGTCCCTAAGCACTGTAGCCCTCAATGCAGGGAAGGTCTTACGAATAATACTAACTACCTTCCCAGAGTTCTGTAGGCAATAGATAACCATGAGCTGGCAGAGGCTGTAGGTCTTAGAGCTCCTGCTCCCTCCCTCATTGATTATAAACCTATGTGGCCCGCTCAGAGCCTCATAGTTTTTCTCAAATATTACTGTGCTCTTTATCTCCATTAACTGCTATTTGGTAGGCATTCATTAGCATGGCCATCTGCCTGCCATCACTTGCCACGGCCCTCCTATCTATCCTTACCTGTACCCCCTTCATTTTGTAGATATATACCTCCACCATTGAGCACATGATATCAATCTGCATCGGGCCTTACAATGGTTACCTTGATGCTATCTATCTTCTCTCCTTTGGTAGTCGTATCCACTCGCTCGGTTAGGTTGTTAAGTCGCTGGGTAATGGATGCATTGTACTGCCCTGTCATGCCTCCCTCTATTTGGTCCATACGGATTGCCTCCTCTATGCGTGAACAGATTGTCGCATAATCAGAATATCTCCCATCCGTATTAGCAAAATAATCCTGTACAGAGCTCCCCTTCTCAGCAGCAAAAGTCCTGAAACCCACTTGAGTAAGCGGCCTCTCTAATGGCACAGCAGTAGCCTCTCCTGTCTTAGTAGATAGGGAGTAGGAGTATCTAGGATTTTCTTTGCACCATCTCTTATATGCCTCGAATAAATCCCACATAGCCTCAGGTGTTTCTATGTATTTATGCTTACCCATTGCCTTGTCCTTTATATATCTTTAAATAATTCTTTGACCCCTTCAATTTTGATGCCTTGCATTTAGAATGTACCCCAGGTCTCTTTACCTTAGGCTTAGCAACGTGTATTTTAACATTAGTTTGCTTTGCCATCCCTAATCTGTTTTAGTTTTCTTGAGGCCCATTCTATACCCTCATCACCTCCCCAGGCTAACCACATGAGCCTACCGCATCCATCACCTAGCTCACGCTGTGAGTTCTGCCGATGCCGTTCAAAGCCTGCCATTCTGGCGATGGTTTCCTCCGATAGGGGCCTACCTGCTGCGAGATCATTGGCTCGTTTTTTACCCACGGGGGTGCCACATGATCCCCAGCCGTTTTCTTCAGCCCACCTTAGTGCTGTTTTAGCGTTTTCTACTGCGGCCTTTGGATAATCGGTGTAGCTATCCTGGAAAGCCTTACGATATGCTCCCACAGGCCCCTCGTAAATAGAAATACAAACTGCATACCTCTGATCTTCATCAGGGTATTTATCTAAGGTTTCAGGATCACTCATACAGCGAGCGATGTACTGCTCTTCAGTTTCGTTAGCCCTCGGTTTTGGCATCCTCCACTCCTTTGTATTTCTTATTTCTAGGCTCATCTACCTCGAAAAGGTAGCCTAAACCTACAGATGAATAATACTCATGGTCTTGAGCCATTTCTTCTGTTACATAAATTGAGGTATCAAACCCCTTGCTGTTGTAGATAGTAACGTAACTACCTAGGTGTTCACTCTTTATCTTCATATTCTGATGTTATTAGCCAAATGTAATATAATAAAACCCAAACGCCTGCCCCTTTGCTAGCCCATACATAGTTTTCCCAGATAAGAGATAACCCTATCGAGAATGCCGTGAACATTGCCAGGATGCTAAATATTTGCGATGGCTTCATACCTATATTGTAATGAGTTTAGATTTTGTTTAATTTCTTTAATAAGATAGTGAGCTGAGGTTACAGTGATTCCAAAGTACTTAGCCATTGCTCTGGCTGTGGTGTATCCTTTATCGATATAGGCCTCAAATACAATTCGATGCACGTTATCCTCTATCTGTGCCCTGTATATTTCAATGATGGCCTTCTGATGGCTGTACTGAATATCCTCCCGCACTTTATCCTTCAGGTCCTGCTCATCCTCCACCTCATTATGTGGCCCATCCATTGCCGTGATGGCATCGTCTCGATGGCTCTTTGATGTGGTCCAGAGTATTTGGTATTTAATGGTATTGAGCAGGTAGCTCTTTACGATATCAATATCCTTCTGGCTCTCCTGGATACCTAATACATGAAGGTAACTGTTGTTAATTACGGTATCAGCTTCCATTGTGGATTTGGTACGCTGTAAAAAGTACAGGGTATAAGCTCTCACCTCCTGGTAATGCTCAGAGATGTAATGATCTAAGAGCTTTTTCATACCAGATTTGAAAATCTTTATACCATACCTTCCTCCTTACGGAAGCGCAAAAGCATTCCCGAGGCTGTGGCCCATCGTATTTTGTCCTAATCTTATATAACTGAACACATGACTGTTTTGAATACCTGAGGGCCTCAGGCAATTGGTCAATTTTCTCAATGAGATCTAGCTCAGCTTGTTCAAACATAGTTCTAAAATATAGGCACCTAGTGCTGCCTCACAGGCCAGGATAAAATCAAAGCTACAAAGCAACGTTACCCAGAAGGCCATGCACTTAATACAGCTCAATGCGTTGAATAAGTACATGACCAACGGCCTGCTATTAAGAGACATATATACGCTGTGCAAAGTTGCCTGTAATGGCTCGAAATACACGAGCCACCAGGCTATAGAGATATAGGCGATTAGTTCCATTGCTTCAAATATAATACAAAAAACCTATCATAGATCTCTGAGGTAGTATTTTTACCACGCATGAACCTGTATAGCTTAGCGTAATTTACCCCCATATCCTCCGCTAGATGGGTTAATTTGTATCTTTTGCACAAACGGCTGTTAATTTCTTTCCTTATCCAGTCGGATAGGTTCCCTTCATCAGAAAGGAAGATCGTCATTGCTCTCAAGGTCCATTTTTTTAGTTAGATACTCTACTGCCCCCTTATCCTGGAATGAGCTCAGGCTCATGGTCCATGCCTCAATGGTGTTGAAGTACTTAATTGTACCATCCTGTGCCTCCCACTTACGGCCTCGAAGGTTATACTTCACGTTCACCACATCCCCAGGATTTAGGTTATTCGCTAGATCGCATTTGTCCTGGGTTAGTTGAAACGTAACGTACTGAGGATAGTCCCCATCACTCTTCAATGTTACTTCTCTCTTTTTAAATTTGTCAGAAACTGACGTTGTTGGGGTAATGAATACCACCTCTCCTTTGAAATCACTCATTTTTGATTATATTAATTATTAAAGTTAAAGTCCAAATCCATCCCCATATAATGCCAGGGGTAAGCAATATGATTAATCCTAGTATCATTTGTCCAGGTTTATATTGTGCTCACTCAGTATCTCATGAAACTTGTCTCTAATGGTCTCAACTATGGCATACTCCTCTTCAGTTTTGTACTGCTGATACTTCCACATTGATCGGAGCTCCTGAGATAGATCCCACAGGGCTAAGTACATGGCATTGGCATTGACTGCGTTATCCCAATCATGCTGATCATCTGGCAGGTTAAAGGTTAGTTTTGCTTTCATAGCTCTTTTTTTATCTTTTGAATATATAACGTTGCATCCATCAGCTCCTCCTGTAGATGGTCAAGCCATCCTAATAGATCTATATCTGTCCTGTCCAGGTTAGTACCATACTTTGCCTGTCCTCTCTTGCTCCTCTCATAGTACTTAGCCATGACAGCTAGGAGGATGCTATCCTCCTGCTGTATGGTACCGTTGTCATGTGTTATGTTCATTTTATAGATATTAATCCCCAGAATAGAGATATCTCTCTCCTTTTAGGTTTAATTTGTGCCTGTGGTTTACTTTTAGGCTCATTGAATAGATCAATTTTTTTAGGCCCTACATACTTCCATACTCTACCATATTCATTGTACCATTCAGGATGAATAGATAGCGCATCCTTTAATGCACCTGTTTGCACGATTGTAGTACTAGTAGTACCAATAATGCTAGATATCTCTCTAGATGAATAAGATCTATTTTTTTTGAATTTTTTAGAATTCAATTTTTCCATTATAAAATCTACATTTTTCATATCATTTATTATTTAATTGGGTTATTATTTCATCATAAAACAAGCTCGCAGCCAGTAGCTTCTCCTGCATCTGTATCTCCAGCTCTTTATTTCTCTC